CCAGAACTCTCGTTCCGTGGTCGCCCTGACGGACGCTGCGGGTCTGAACTCGGCCAGCACGCTGACCGTGGCGGTCGATTGCCTCGGCTACGACTCGCTGTCGGTGGACGTGGGCTACCGCTCAATCGCCAACACGGCGGCCCCGAGCGTGGTCTCGCTGAAGCACTCCGACACGGACGGCAGCTACGGCACGATCGCCAGCCTGATCCAGAACACGGACTACACGCTGTCCGGCGTCGGCAACACGGCGACGGTCAACGTCAGCCGGTTCGAGGTCAGCACGAAGAGCCTCAAGCGTTACGTGCAGGTCTCGGTCACGCCGAGTTCGTCTGCGACGAGCAACGCGAGCAACAACACGGTGGTGGTGGCGGCCCGTCTGGGTCGCGGCGAGTCGGGCGTCGATTCGGCGTCGGACGCGAACGTCACCAACCGCGTGGTCCTGGGCTGAGTAGTTCGACAACTCGAAGGAGGTTGCCGTGGGCGCGGCTGCTTCACCCATCGCCGGCATCAAGCCGGCTGTGCTGAATACTGGCTCGGGGCCGGCTCGCGTGCATTGCGCGATGTCGGTTCCTAGGCTGGGTTGGCAGGACCACATGTTCTGCTGGCCGCGAGGGCTCATCCCTTACGGCGTCGCACCCGTGCGGCTGGAAGGGGCTTTTTGGGGCCAGTGCCTCGAGCGCGTCCTTACGGACATGATCGAGAACGACCCCGAGCCTGACGGCCCCCCGCTGTGGATCCTGACGCTCGACTACGATTCCATTTTCCAGCCCGATGCACTACCTCGTCTGCTGACCTACGCCTCGGCGTCGGACTACGACGTGGTGGCTGCCGTGCAGATGAAGCGGCGGCACGATGAGCCGCTGTTCACGATGATGTCGGAGGACGGCACTCGGGCCGGGAGCATCGGCCGAGACCAGCTCATCTACCACAACATCATGCCGGTGAACACGGCGCACTTCGGGTTCACGCTCCTGCGGGCGTCGGCCTTGAAGAAGATGCCGCACCCGTGGTTCTTCGGCAGGCCCAACGCCGATGGTCGGTGGGACGACGGCCGAATCGACGACGACATTCACTTCTGGATCGAGGCTCAGAAGGCCGGACTGAAGTTGGGCGTCTGCCCTCGGGTGGCTCTCGGTCATGCCGAGGTCTGGTTTAAGTGGCCCGACCAGAACATGCAGCCGTTGCTCCAGCATCCTGGGGATTTCTGGGATCGAGGCGGGCAACCCCCTGACAAGGTGTGGCAATGAGCAGCACGCAGTATCCGACGGTCTCGGTGCGGATCACTCGACCGGTCCGCACCTACAAGACGGGTCAGGTCGTGGACGTGACTGGCGGCCTGGCGGACATGCTTGTGCGTTCTGGCTACGCCGTGCGTGACGAGCAGCCGCAGATCCGGTTCGCCGTGGCTGACGGGCCGCAGGAGGTCGAGCGAGCCGAGGCACCCTACGCCAAGGCTGGGAGGCGACGCCGTGCGGGCAAGTAGCAACTACCGGTCGCTCATCGTTGCGACCGCGAGCGGGACGGGTGACCGGCCCGTGTCGGTGGCCGAGGCCAAGGAGCATCTGCGGATCGTCGACATGACGACCGACGATGACTACATCGGCGTGCTGATCGACACGGCGACCGCGTGGTGCGAGGACTACTGCGACCGCACCTTCGCCCACAAACATTACACCGTGGCGTTCGATGATTTCCCAAGCCTCCGCATCGCGCTTCCGCGCCCGCCGGTGCAGCTGGCTTCGGTTGCCACGAACGCCACGGTGACTATTTCCTACGTGGACCAAGGTGGCACCACGCAGACACTCACGTGGGCGCAGTCTGGAACGCAGCAGTTCCGCCTAGACCGCGACCACGTTCCTGCCCTTCTGTACCCGCTGTACTTGGAGAACTGGCCCAACGTGCGGCTGGACGACAAGGCCGTTCAGGTGACATACCTCGCCGGCTACGGCGGGGCAGCGAACGTGCCGACTCCGGCGAAGCACGCCATCAAGATGTTGGTCGGTCACTGGTACGCGAACCGGGAGGCCGTGGGCAGCGTGGGCCGTGAACTGGAAATGGCCGTATCGGCCCTGCTGGCCAACCTCCGCTGGAGGCAGTACGCATGAGTCTTGAGGGACGGATCGCGATCGACGTGGGCTACACGGATTCGGCGACGAGCACAGCGGTGCAGAGCGTCCAGCGGATCGCGTTGACGAGCACGGACGCCTACACGGCTGGCAAGGTGGTGGTTGTCGCTGGCACCTGCGGCACGGCCTCTGTGGCGATTGCTGTGGCCCCCAGCACGTACCGGGACGCGGACGGATCGCTCGTCACGCTCGCGACAGTGGACCGGTTTGCCTTCGCTGCCTCGGCTGCGGCCCGCTGTGCTGAGGCGTCCGGGTCGGGGGCGGCGATCAGTTCCGCGAGCCGGGTTGCGTTGTCGGACGCCCGTGGCGGCGGCACGGCGGGCTTCAACGTCTCGGCGTACTCGGGGACGGCGAGCTTTACGCTGGTGGTCGTTGGTACATGAGGACTGGCACGCTCAACCGGCTGGCGACGATCCAGACTCCGACGGAGTCGGCCAACGCCATCGGCGAGCCGATCCTGTCGTGGGCGACGTTCGCTACTCGGTGGGTGGGCATCGTGCCGCTGTCGGGATCAGAGAGCGTGTCGGCCATGGCGACCGGTTCCGACGTGACCCACAAGGTGATGCTGCACTACACGCCGGGGCTGAAAGCCAAGATGCGGATCGTCTGCGAGGGTCGCACGTTTGAGATCACCAGCGTGGTGGAGCGCGGCTACCGGGCCGAGCACGAGCTGCTGGTGGCGGAGGTGACGGACTGATGGCCTTCCAAGTCAGTGCCAGTGCATCGGACATCCAAGACGTTCTCAAGCGTTTTGATGGGCTGCGGATTGGCGTGCAGAAAAAGTACCTGCGGGCGAGCGTGAACAAGGTCACCAAGCCGTATATCCCCGAGGTCAAAGCCCTGGTCGCAAAGGGTCCGACGGGGAATCTGCGGCGGTCGGTGGGCGTGCTCACGGAAGCCAAGGTCCGCGGCAAGACCCAGACGGCCGTGCTCGGTTTCCGCCGCGGCGACAAGTTCAAAAAGGGCGGGCTCGGCTACCACGCCTGGTGGATCGAAAACGGCGTGAAGGTCCGCAAGCCGAAGAACGCATCCATGCTGCGGGTGCCCATGACGATGGCCAAGAAGTACCCGTACCTCATGGGCAAGGTGGCCCTGATCGGGGCGGAAGGCGGCGGCGCTGCGTACTTCCCCGAGGTTGCTGCCGTCCCCGGCACGGGCAAGTTCGGCCAGTGGGCGGACAGGACGCTGCCGCGGATCAGGGACGAACTGATTCAGGAACTCGGCCGGGCGGTGGCGAAGGCTGAAGCCGAGAACGCCCGCCGCGACGCCAAGGGGATGTGATGCCAGCCACGACGTTCATCGACGAATCCCTGCTGCAGCTGCTGTCGGTCTCAGCCGACATCGCAGCGTCCGTCGGCTCGCGGATCTACGCCGTCCAGGCTCCGCAGGGGACGACGCTGCCGTGCCTGGTCATCGACCGCCAGGACGCCAGCCGTGGGCCGTACATGCACATGACCGGCATGACCGGGATCACGCGGACGACGTACACGGTTTCGTGTATTTCGACCCGCCTAGTGGACTGCCGCAACCTCGGGCGAGCGGTCAGGGCAGCCTTACAATTCAAGCGGACGGCGGCGGTTCGGCTTGTCACGGTCAAGGACGAAAACGACCAGCAAGAGCCTGCCAACCCCGGCGACCAAACGCCAATTTACCGGACGGACCTGACAGTCGAGATCACCTACTCGGAGAGCTGACCAATGCCTGCTGACATCGGACAGGGAACCTACGTTTCGTTCGGCACCGCGTTGCACACCGCGACGGGCTACAAGATCACCGGCGTCAACCACAACGGCATTACGCGGGCGGTGGCCGATGCGACGCACATGCTATCGACGGTCAAGGAGGTCGTGGCCTCGAGCATCTACGACCCCGGCGAAGTCTCGGTCGAGGTGCTGCACGACCCTGCCGTCAAGCCCGTCGCCGACCTGGCGAACGTCGCCACCAATCAGGTGGTGAGCGTGTACTGGGCCAACGGTGGCACGGCTGTGACGCTGTGGTCGGCGTTCGGCTACATGACCGGCTACGAAGCCGGTGCCCAGATGGAAGACATGCAGTCGGGCTCCGTGACGATCAAGCTCTCGGGTGCCCTTGGTTGATTGGTGTGACGCAGGGAGGCGCGCATGGCTCTGAGTCGTGATGAGTTCTTCAAGCGGAAGCGTCCGCTGCCGAAGGTAAAGGTGCCGGTGCCCGAACTTGGCGAGGACGCCGAGGTGTGGGTCACCAAGTTCACCAGCCGGATGCGGAACCGTTTCGAGGAGATCGCCACCGGCGGCAAGGTCGGCGGGTCGGTCAACTTGAAGAACGTGTCCGCCAAGGTCGTGGCTTTGTCGTGCGTGGACGACGACGGCAAAGCGTTGTTCACCGAGGCGGACGAGGAGCGGATTGGCGAGTTCGACGCCGACGCCGTGCAGCGGATCGTCGATGCGGTGTTCAAACTAAACGGGCTGGGTGCCAATCCTGTGGAGGAGGCCGCGGGAAAATAGAGCGCCAGCCGGTCTTGCAGTTCCTCTACCGGCTGGCCTTGAAGCTGGGCATCTGGAACGTCGAGGAGCCTGGCGGCCTGGCGGACTCGATGAGCGTCGATCAGTTGTACGGGTGGATGGGCTACTACCAATTGGAACCGTGGGGCGACGACTGGTTGAGGGACGCGATGGCCATGTCACAGTTCGCGTCCGCCCACCGCTCCAAGGGTTCGCCGCGTCGCAAGCCTGACGACTTCATGCCCGTGCCGAAGCGGTCGCAGACGCCTGAGCAGATCGTGGCGGCCTTCCGTGCGATCGGAGGCGGGTAATGGCGAAGAACTTCGGCCGCGTCAACGTTTCGATCACGGCGTCCACGGGCGGGCTGACTGCCGGGCTGGCGAGCGCTGGGAAGCAGTTGAGCGGCTTCCAGGGTCTGGTGAGCCGGATGACCGGCGGGATGGGCAGCGGCTTTGCCAGTGCCACGCTAGGGGTTCTTGGGCTTGGCCGGGGAGCGTCTACGGCGGCTGTTGGCGTGGCGATCCTAAGTGGGGCGATGAAGAGCCTACTCCTGCCGCTGGGTGTCATCGCTGCCCTAACGGCCCCGTTCGTGGCCATCGGCAAGGCTATGGCCTACGCCGAGGGTGTCCACAATCTCGCCACCGAACTGGGCGTGGCAGCAGGGCAGCTGCAGGTTCTCCAGCACGCGGCCGGCGAAGTCGGCGTGAGCCAGGAGCAACTGACCGGCGGACTGCGTCGCACGGCTCGCATGACGAGCGAACTGGCGTCTGGCACGCCGGCTGCCGTGAAAGCGTTCCAGGGTCTCGGCCTGACGATGCAGGATATGGCGGGTCTCGACACCGCGGCCCAGTTCTCGCTCATCGCTGACCGCATCGCTGCCTTGCCGCCTGAGATGCAAGCCGCAGCGGCGATCGACATCTTCGGCCGGTCTGGCCAGGGGATGCTGAACTTCCTGCGGCAAGGCGGCGACGGCATCCGCGAGATGGACACGCTGCTCACGAACCTTGGCGTGAAGATGAGCGGCGAGCAGACGGCCGCCATCGAAGGTATGGGCGACGCATTCGGGCGGCTTTCCCTGCTTGTGCAGGGATTCATCAACCAGTTTACGGCGGGCATCGCGCCTGCGATCACGGCCGTGGCGACCCTGATCGTGGACTTCTTCGCCCAGAACGCAAGCGGCTGGAGCCTGGCGTCAACGCTCGCGGCTGGCTTTGTCGGCACCCTGCGCGTAGTGGTCGGAGCGTTCACGTTCCTGTATGGCTTTCTTCAACTTGTGTCCACCGGCCTGCTCGCGTTGGGGCAGATCGGCATGAATGCCTTCGGGTTCCTGTTGCTTGGAATGTCTGCGGTTCAGGAAGGCATCGCCGTCCTGATGGACGTGATCGGCATGTTGGGCAAGTTTCTGGTTGACATGATTATGGCCCCCATCAAGGGGATCATGTCCACCGTCGCGTCTATGGCAGAGGCTGTTGGAGCGACAGACATCGCCGCTGACCTGCGGCTCGGGATGAAGGTGGCTGACGGACTGACGGAGGGCTGGGACAAGTTCGGCAACGTGGTCCGCGGCAGCAATTTTCTTGAAAACGCCGCCAACGATGCGTTCTCTGAGGCTGCGGTCTACGGCGACGCCGCCACAGCGCTATCTGAAAGCGCGATGGCTAACATCACCAACCCGACGGGTGCCTTTGACGCTGCTCTTGCCAAGGCCAATAAGGATGCTGCCGCCAACGCTGCCAACGGCGGCAAGCCGGGCCAGCCGGGTGCCGGTCCTACCGCCCAGGCCGTCGGTGCTGCGATCCGCGCCTCAAGCCAGGAACTCCGTGCCATCGTCGTCGGCTCGTCCGAGGGCGAAGCGTTCCGCAACAGCATCATGCGAGGGGCCGACCCTCGGCTCGATGTGAAGGACGACGCCCGCAAGACGGCCGATAACACGGAGCGGTCTGCTGACGCTCTGGAGGACATCGCCGACAGGCTCGACCCGACAGGATTGGCGGTGATCGGCTAATGGCTATCATCGACGTTCGAGAACTGCGGTCCTTCGAGTACGGCGAAACGCTGGGCGACAAGGGCCGAATCACGCTTGCCGGATCCGTGGACCTTCTGGCGTTGCACGACAGTACGCCCGACTTTGGCACGCTGGCTGACGACTCCACGTCGTGGACCAACCTGGGCAACCAGACGATCCCGAAGGTCGGCGAAACCCGGCTGGTTGCGGGTGTGATGTTCAAGGTCAAGTCGCGGAAACTGTCCTACTACAAGGGCGACGACGCCGACCGTGCGATCAAGATTGCGGTGACCTACGAGGCTCAAGACGAGTCGGAGCAGCCATCGCCTGAAGATCAAGAGACCGAAACGTGGAAGCGGATTAGCATCTCGACCGAACAGAAGGAATGCCCGCTTACGGACCAGGGCGAGAATGGCGAGTACAACGCTGCCCCCAAGCCGGCAACAAACTCGGCTGGCGACCCGGTGGACGGGCTGACGGAAAACCGCTGCCTTCTGCGGCTGACGTACACCAACACCAAGGCCGTCAGTCCAAACATTGCCGCGTTAACATCCTACGTCAACACGACCAACGAGGTCGCTTTCCTAGGTGCATCGCGGCGGACGATGCTGTGTGTCGGCTACAACGCGGACTTCGACGACAAGGTGGACCAGTGGGTTGTCTCCGTCGAATGGCTCTACGACCCCAAGGGGCATTTCGTCGAGTTCCACGACGCTGGCTTCAATGAGGTTGTCGGCGGCGAGCGGCGAGCAATCCTCGACCTTGCCGGGAATCCAGTTAGTAAGCCGGTGCAGCTCGACGGCAGCGGACTGGCGGTTCTGCCAACGCTGATCACCGGTCCCAATGCCAAGGACTACATATTCACGCGCAAAGCGTATCCGTATGAAGAGAAAGTCCACAGCAACCTGTTTACGGAGGCGGGAATCTAATGGCTGACGAAATCAAGGCTTCGGTCACGCTGCAGTGTGACAACGGCAACTTCTCCGACCGGTTCGCCGCGGCATCGGTCAAGGCCAACCAGGCGACGCAGGCGGCGGCGGCCGGCGTGGTGACCATCGGCACCTCAGTGCAGACGCTGTCGCTCGGCATCGTGTCGGCCCCAGGCTACGCGGCGTTCCGCAACTTGGCGACGCAGACGGCCGGCACGCACGCCGTGTTTATCGGCCGCTTCGACGGGACGAACAGCCAGGAAGTGCTCGAGCTTCAGCGTGGCATGGCGGCGGTCCTGCCACTGGCCGAGACGATTACCCTTGGCCTGCGAGCGGTGACGAGCACGCAGTACACGTCGGCCGCTCGGCTGCAGTACCTCGTCCTGTCGAGGTGACCGATGCCGGTCTACGGGTTCAGCGAGGACGACGCCAAGCGTATCGGCCACGCCGTCAAGGTGGTTGAACGTAGCGGCCCTACGCTGAAGACGAGCGGCGCGGTAAACGATCGTGGGGCGGCAGGCGTCCGCATCATGATTGGCAAGGTGGGTACAGCCGAGTGGTCAAAGGCATCGTCGGCGGTCATCACGCTCTACGTCGGTCCGCCTTCCACGGCCACTTCGAGGCCCACGGCGACGGCCGGGACGATGGTCGCGCACAACATTTTCGCCACCATTCCCAGTTCGGCCTACGTCGCCATGAGCAACAACGGTTTTGGGTGGTACGCCATCGCCGCGGAGTGTGAGTGATGCTCCTACCATGTAGCGCCTGCTGCGGCACACCGTGCACCTGCCCGACGTGCGACGCTTGCTGTTCGTGCGCTCCGTGGGACTGGGCATTTGACGCCCGGGAGCTATCGCCTAGCGAGTATTCCCTGAGTCTCTATGACGACCTGCTTGACCTGCTGCCTGGCTGTATCAGCCGGCTATATGAGTCGCAGTCCGCGTGCGTCGATGCAAAGGTGGCGCAGGCTCTAATCAACTTTCCTGGGTGGACTGAGCAGCAAATTCGCGATTTGTTTCAGGCGTCTTGGGAGGCTAACGAGTGCCGGAATGACATCTTTTTTAACGGCTCCACGTGGTTCGGCTGGAGCGTGCCGTACATCAACGGCGTGGTGGCCACGGCGGCAGTGCTGGAGGAGCAGTGTCCAGGCGGCGCGCCGCCGGCGTCTTCTTGGTGCTTGCCTGGCGCCACTCGCTACTGGTACGTGCAGGAGTTCGCCGGCTCGTCGGGGGCGATCCCGGACATCCGCAAGCTCGTCCTTGCCACCCCCGGCACTGGCGACTGGATCGTAGATGCCTTGCTAGAGCGTGGCACGCAGGACGACCTGCCGGCCGAGGGGTGGGTGGAGGCCGACGACTGCGCCTCTTGCGACGACCCGGCCGAACTGGAGACAGACTGCGATCCAGCCGGGGACTACAAGGTGTTCTACGACAAGACCGTGTCAGTAGAAGACTCGTTCACAGACTTTTGCAATTCATCCACCGACGTTCTGCAACTATGCCCCCCGCAGAACTGCAAACTCGTCACCATCACGGTCACGCGGACAAACCAGTGTTCGCCGAACTCGCCGGCGTCACCGGACGTGACCACGTTCACCGTGGTGCTTGCCGTCTGCCCGTGTGGCACGCTCGTCTCCGTAGTCTCGTCGCCGCTGAACGCAGAGTCGGACCCGGTGGTTATCGACGGCTACGGCTACGCGAGCGAGCAGGACTGCATCGACGACCTAACCGAGAGTAACTGTCTGGGCGGTACGGCTAGCAGCCGGTGCGTCGGGGACCAGTGGAAATTGGTGAGGCACGCGATCGACGGCACGCGAGACTGCCTGGAGTCTGTGTGTACCAGGGCGTGTGATCCGCCGGAGTGCTGCTCGTGACTGCACGTAGCATGGTCATCCCGTACTCGGGGCGCGTGGACCCGGCCACGCTCGCGGCGGCGATTGCCAAGCTGCTGGGTGACAACCCCGGCAGCGGCCTGCTCCAACTGCGAGTGGTCGAGCATGCCCCGCCCCCACCAAATCAAGGCCCAGGCACAGAACTGAAAAAACTCCTAGCCAAGATCGGCATCACGCCGAAGGCCGGGTGCAAATGCCTCGCAAGAGCAATCGAGATGGACATCCGCGGCTGTGACTGGTGCGACGCCAACGTCGCCACGATCGTCGGCTGGCTCCGCGAGGAGGCCACCAATAGGCGGCTGCCGTTCATTGACGCGGCGGGTACGGTGCTGGTCAAGAGGGCGATCAGCAACGCGAGGAGGTTGCATCGTGGCCAAGGGTAAGGATCATCGCGGGTGGACCGGCCTCGACGACGTGGACTACGAGGACGAGACAGAGGGTGCCAACCCGATGCCGGATGACGACGGCAATATAGTGTTACATCGCAAGGAGGCGGCAGATGAGCGGGGACGCGATAACCAGAAAAGCGGAGCGGCTCGCAAAACTCCATCCCGAAGCCCCCGCGCAAACGCTCGCAAGGCGACTCGTCCGCGAAAGTAACGGGGCGATCACGCTGCACCAGGCACGCATGCGGATGCAGCGCCAGTTCGGCACGCACGGCGCGAAGAACCGCAAGACGCAGAAGCCTACGGCCCCGCGTCCCCCGCGAGAAGCCGGCGAGATCCTCGCCATGCCGAAGTCGATGGCTCAGCCGTGGACGCCGTACGTCCTGAAGGTCACCGGCCCAATCGGCATCTTGTCCGACGTGCATGTGCCGTATCATTCTGAGGTCGCCGTGGCTGCCGCTGTCGGCCACCTGAAAGAGCAGGGCTTGTCTGGGCTACTTTTGAACGGCGACATAGCGGACTTCTACGCGATCAGCCGGTACATGAAAGACCCGGCGAAGCGTGACTTCAAGGGCGAGTTGGAGGCCGCCCGCGGGTTTCTCGGCTGGCTGCGGCAGGAGTTCCCCGACATCCCGATCGCTTACAAGGCCGGCAACCATGAGGAGCGGTGGCAGCACTGGCTCTGGCAGCACGCATCCGAGATCAGCGACGACCGACGCATGAGCCTGACGGCGTGGCTCGACCTAGCCAAACTCGACATCGAACTCGTCGAGGACCAGCGGCCGGTGATGCTGGGGAAGCTCCCCGTGCTGCACGGGCACGAACTGCCGAAGGGGATGGCGGCTCCGGTCAACGTCGCCCGCGGTGCGTGGATGCGGACGCTTTCGACGTGCCTGGTTGGACATTCCCACCGGACGAGCAACCACGCCGAGAGCGACATGTGGCACAAGGAAACGGCGTGCTGGAGCACTGGATGCCTGTGCGACCTGCGGCCCGAATTTTCTGTCATCAATCGCTGGAACCACGGATTTGCCGTGGCGACCGTTCACAAGGGCGGGCAGTTCGACGTGCACAACTACCGGGTGATGGGTGACGGCACGGTGCGGTCGGCTTGACCGCGGGCATAGGCTGCGGACTCACCCCGAGGAACCAAGCATGACGACGACACTTGACGAATCCAACGCCGCACTACGGGCAGCCGTCCGCGAGCGGCTCGACGCCACGCCAGCCGATGACCACAAGGTGGCGCCGCGGGCGACAGAACCTAGGCACATTGTCGCAAGTACCGAGGAAACGCAACACGACGAGTCAGACGTGCCATACGTCGAGTACCTGATCGGGCGGCAGCGGGGCGACTCGGTCCTGAGCGACACCTACGCCGAGTGGGAGCCAGGGTTCCAGCCCGTCTCGCCGGCTGAGCAGACGCTACGGGACGCGATCGCCACGATCCGAGACCGGCACGGCAAGTACGGGCCACCTACGGAGCATTTCGCTAGGACGGCGTCGCTGGTGAACGCGGCGTTCGGCACGACGTTCACGCCGGCCGACTGGGCTCTCGTCATGGTGCTCGACAAGATCGCCAGGCAGATGGGGCCAGCGGCGACCGACGACGCTGCAATCGACATCGCGGGGTACGCGGCCTGCCACCAGGAGTGCCGTCGTGCCTGAGCCACTCACCGACGCCTACCTAGCCCAATGCGAGCAGGACGCCCGCCGGTTCTCGGGTGCGTACACGGGCACCTCGGGCACGCTCGCGGCCCACGTCATGCGGCTGCTCAAGGACCGCGAGAGGCTGGCTGAGGAGTTGGCGGTAGAACGGGCGCGGAGGCAAGACGCATGATCGCTCTGTACGTCGTCTCGGCGTGGCTCGCCGCCGACGTTGCCACGGGCATCGTCCATTGGTGGGAGGACCGCTATGGCGACCCCGCGTGGCCGGTGCTGGGGCGGCACGTCGTCGCACCGAACATCCGGCACCACTCCGAGCCGCGGGCTTTTCTTGCTGGCGGCTACTGGCAACGCAACTGGACTACGATCCTGCCCGCGGCCGCCGTATCGCTCGTCGCCCTGGCGGCGGGGCAGCACTGGCTCGCCATGGTTGCTACGTTCTCCAGCCAGGCCAACGAGATACACGGCTGGGCACACCAGCGATGCTCACGCCCGATACGGGGGCTCCAGTTGATCGGACTGCTGTCGTCGCCAGACGGGCATGCGGTCCACCACCGATCGCCGTACAACACAGACTTCTGCGTTATGAGCGACTTGATGAATCCGGTGCTTTCGGCGGTCGGATTCTGGCGCCGGCTTGAGCAAGTCGCGGGCTTGGCCGGCGTGCATCCAAGAGCGGAGCGAGAGACTGCTTGACCGGGCGGCGGGTTGATGGCGACGACGTGTCCTCCTCCACGTTGCCGCCTCCCCGCTTGCTCGGGTCAATCCCAAGAATCGCCAGCCTTGTGCGGATGCTCCTCAAAGTCTCCGCACCAATCGGCCGTACAGACGACTGGCCACTCTGGTGCGTAGTGGTCGCTTTCGTCTCGGCGTGGGCCGAATCTCATCCTTAACGGCTGCGGCGCATACTTTCGGCACTCACCGTCTGTTCCGACTGTGATCTCCCGAAAAAACCTGCACCGCTCGCAAGTCTTTGATTGGTCGCCATCCAGGCCGTCATCGTAATCGTCATCGTGCATTTGCTGTCCTCCATTGCGTGGAGCCTAGCGGGTTCATGCAACGTCTTCACGCATGGAAGCGGATGGCACTCGGTGTCACCGAATGACATGCCTCACGCCGCCGGTCTTCCCCCGTCCTTCGGCGGGCCTTCAAGGTCCAGCGGCGGCAGGAAGTCGAGCCCCCTGTGCGTCTCCGTGATCCGCGGATCGAGGTAGTGGCCCCTCGTCATCGCCGGATCGGCGTGGCCGAGGTGTGCCGTGGCATCCCCACCGGCAGCGGCGACGTAGGAGGCCGAACTCTTGCGGATCGCATGGAAGGCCCGCGAGGGCACGCCTGCCGTCTGGCAGAGCAACCGCATGCTGGCGTAGTGCGACAGCGGATGGCCCGTCCTGGGCCACACTAAGGCGTCTGGCGGGCCTCGCCGGGTCTCCAGCTCAGCAGCCAGGGCAGCGGTGATCGGGGCAACGAGGTCACGCTCGCGGCCCTTGCGGGTCTCGGCGAGGAATACGAGTCGTCCCTGCGACGTGTCCACTTCGCGCCACCGCAGGTCGAGCAGGGCACCTATCCGCTCGCCTGTCTGCCATGCGGCCTGGAGGAGCGTGCCCCACCACCAAGCCGACGGCACGCCGGACATTGCCCCTCGGCGGGCTTTGGCGGCTCGGACCAGGCGGCTCATCTCGTCCAGCGTGTAGGCGGTCGGCGTCCGCTTCACCCGCTTCTGGCGTGGCAGGCCCGGCCACTCGCCGGGGTGCAGCTTCTTTTTGCACCCCCATGTCCAGATCGCCAGCAGCTGCGAGCGGTCCTTGGCCACGGTGTGCGGGCTGACGACGCGCCCCCGGCAGGGGTTGGTCGCCCGCCACCGCAGGAACTTGGACACGGCCACGTCCTCCAGATCCGTAATCAGCGGCTCGCGGCCGAGGAACTCTGCGAACTTGTCGATCGTGTGCGAATAGAGCGTCATCGACCGATCGGACAGATTCATGAGCAATCCGTACCGCTCGAGCAGTTCGCGCAGCGTCATCAGACACCTCCTTCCCCCATAGTGTACAGATGTTTAACGGAGCCCTCTCCGTTGAAACTTCCCCCGCCAGTCGATCCTACGGAGGGTCGGCTGGCCGGGGCAAGTTGGGTGGTCTGGAGGTGCGGATTGGTTGACTAACTACCGCT